GACTGACACTACCCTAATTCCCTAAGGTGAAATATAACCCTAGATTGTTAAGTATTACTTAACAACGAATTTCATCTTTAGCTCTCGCTCTCCGCAGAACTCGGAGTACGATAAGCTAGGTGACGAAACGCCAAGCAGCTCATCCAATGGTGAGTCATAACTTGGACCGTGTAACAGAAATTCTCTGTACTTGAAGGCCTGGAATATCCAGTCCTCACTTCCGTCGCCTTTGTCAGCAACTACCGATACCGGACACGAATGATATGTGTCCAGTTCAGCAGCTTTGCTGAACTCCTCATACGCTCCAAAGTCGCAGAATGCAGGTGCATCGCCCGTCTTTACGATCGCGCGAGCATACGGCATATCAGGAAAATATACCGCTCTCTTCGGCATATCGACCAAAGAGTAACCCTCTTGGAGGGCTTGGTTGTAACTGCAAACTACAATCTCGTATGTAGGGTGTTTTATTGGCTTACCTGTATCGAGTAAGCCCCAAGGGTCCGTACTGGCGTCGTCATATGGGATGGATACTGTCATCCTCCTATCGGCGTTCTTAAGTACTTCGAGCAGAAAATATGCTGCATCCTTTGAATATGGATAAAGCTTCTTCTGCAATGCTATAAGCATAGTTTGAGATGTGCTCAGAGTGTCATCACGACCATCATGGTACGTGTATGCATCCAGCCATACTCCTTTATCGCTTACAGTCCCCTTGAGAGGGAATCTTGGAAAGTACAATGATGTACAATCCTGCCCCATATAGTACTCTTCACCACAGCTCTCTCTATACAATAAGTTAGTGGAGAAATAGGACTTGTCGACATTTATTACAAGTCCGAGTGAAGAGAAAAAGTCGATAGCCGTCTCAGCGGCATACGTAGGTACGATAGTGTCGTCACCATACGCCCAACACTGGAAACCAGCACCGTCCGATGCACCCATTCTATCGCATAGATGGGTAGCAGCGCGAGCAATTGCTAAATACACAATTGTCTCGAGGCGGAAGGTGAGGGAGTGGCCAGCAGTACTCATCATCTGCATGGTCTTTACAGTGCCATCACCATAATCGATGTATTCATCGAGATATGGCTCCACCGCTTTGACAAATTCTTCAGGGAATATAGACCTAAAAAGGACCTTAGATATCATATCTGAGGCGTGAGAGGCATCCAGTGTGGCATATAAGCCAGTCTCTGAACCCTCTTTAGCAAATCTTTGGTTGATCGTCTGATCTTCCAAGTTCATTGCAGGTCCGCGATTGGTTCCAATCTTTCCGTGTCGGCTATTGTCGATATCACGGAAGATCTTCTCAATTGCCTTTCCCATACCCTGCCTAAAAACGTTTTCCGGCGCAATAATTCTTGCAGCCTTAAATGATTTTGGAACAGGTTGTGGTGTCACTGCCTTATAATCCTCATGGATATACTTTCTGTTGTGAACAGAGGGGATATCAACTACCCTCTCCCCAAAGATCTGTGGAAAGAATGTTTCACAGTATTCTGAGGAAGCAAGGTATTTACATTTTGAGGATAATGTAGCACGTGTACCACGGCACACACCAGAAGTAAACTCCATATCATCGATAGATAAATTTCTTATCTTCTTACATATGGTACTCCATGGATACATGTGTGCGACCTCATCGCGAACGAGCGCTAACACGAAAGGATTCATCTCCCTGCGTGATAACTGCTTTAACCTATTTTCGGTAGCTTTAAAGTCCTTCATGGACTCTGACTGAACGAGGTCATTCCCATTCGGGGAGAATCTCTTCAGATACCGAAGAAGGAAAAGGAAAGTGACTGACTTTAATTTATCGATATTCTTCTCCTGGAACAATGAATTGTTAATATTCAATCGTTCTAAAGAGTTATAGAATGTCTTCATAAAGTCATCGTTCTCTTCGCAATTTATAAATATTTGGGCCTGATCTTGACAGTAACGTATCGTCTCGATTAAACCGAATTTCTGCATATGCTCGGCGAAGTGTGTCCAAGCATAAGTAGAGTACTCTTTAAGTATAAAGAGCCAAGAGTTTATAGCGACATAATATTGCAGAGAGTTAGCCTCCACATATGCTCTGGAGTCGCTACTCATCTTAGGTGCGTCCAGTGACGCGATTTTCATGCAATCCTTGCATGACATCATTTCGAGGTGTGTATAAGTATACATATTCCTCTCCTTTCTGGCAAGTGCCATTTAAGTTACTGTTAATAGTTACTGAATCTCAGGACTAATCCACAACAGGTCTCTCGGCCGATCTCATAAGATCGTCAAATCGCCAAGTACCATCCTCTTTCATGAGAGATGAAATTGCTCTCAGGAATACAGTGGCTACCTGGTTAGATGTGATGTTGCCAGACTTTGGATGACGAAAAGCAATCGTACATACGATAGGCTCGTCTACTCTAAAGTTAGCATCATCTGAATCTGTAGTGGTGAGGGTGTCCTCAATCTTCAGACTATACTCCACTCCTCCCTTGACTGGTGAAGGATACTGGATATTTAATCCAGAATTCACTGCAGAGAGATTGCGGCTACGGAAGGAAATTATTTCCTCGCGGTCGACAGGTGCTGTCTTATTATTAAGAGTAGCTACGTCGGCTTGGTCCGCTGTGAGTGAGTAGTTAGATGTCAATCCTAATTTGACAGGAGTGACAGTGTTTTGTCCAGCTGTGGTGTTAGTAAAGCCAAAGCTAGAAGTTTTTGTTCCGTTCATATGGAACTCCTTTCTACCTGAATAACAGGCTTAAAGCATCGAGAATACGAAAACCGACAGTCTTTTGACTTGTGGTCCCGATATTCTCTAGTGAATAGTAACCCTGGAACTCCGGTAATCCTGAAGAAGACCACCGAGTGTACGCACTATAACTACCAGACTCATCGTTCACCTCATATTTGAGGGAGAACCAGATATCTGACATGTCATAGGTCCGATCGTACATGCGCCGCTTGTCCACGGCACTTAAGATGTCACCGACTGGAATGAACCAATCCACAATAAAGGAATATGGTATCATATCCCAAATGACATAAAATGAAGGAGATAAGCCGTATCTATACAGCCCTGTCGATATCTTTTCAAGATATTCGAGCTCCTTCTGTCTCATCGATATGTGACATCTACATGTTACTTTAGTACCATCAATTATTTCACTGACGGCCCCGTAACATGAAAAACCCTGATGGAACATAACGCCATCGACTACCCTCTTCTGGAATTGGATAGCATCCTCTATATCTGACTTTCCGGTACCATATGTATACCGGTATGACAGCCATAGAGATGATAGCGAATCAGGCATATCGACCTTGTGGTCGATGATGATTCCCTTCAGAAGTTGAACGACCTCAGCAATATTTGCCAAGCTGTTCTCATTCATTTGGGGAACATGGTCCAGACAATCTAGGTACGCCGCCTGCTGTAAAGCCTTTATATGGTATGCAGCATAAGGTTTACTTGATAGAACCCCTTCGAATATGAGACTGTATTCGTCGAGCTTCAGTCTATCAAATAGACTGCCTGTAGGGAGGTTGACAATGGCCTTCTCCTCGATATTTCTTTCCCAGTATGGTCCCAAGTATTGCTTGGGATAATCATAGGGTAAGAATGTATCCAAGTAGTATTGGACCCCTTCGGAAAATATACGAAGGAGCTCGTCTACCCCAGGATTATCATTCCAGATATAATCTGGAAAGTCGAGATGATAGGTTAAATAGTCACCTAAGACCTTAGCTAGTCCGGAGAGATGCATATTCTCCGTTCTAGGTGTGGTGTTGGACACGTACGGCGATCTCTTATTGAGCACGGAGATGAAAGTCCCAAATGTGTGACTTCCCTCCAGCCGCCTAAGAGCTCCGTCGCTAGCCCTCTCATTCTCACCGAAGACCTCAATGTGCCACACATATCGTGTGCCACCGATTCGTTGCCCTGGCGTATCTGTAAGATACGTACAGTAAGCGTAGACAGCTCGCCTATACGAGTATTGAGCAAAAACTGCTCCCTTCGCATACGGCGATTCATCTGGCGAATCGTCCTCGATCTTCCAACCCCATAATATGGGCTTGCCAGACGCGGTGAGAAGCTCAGCTGAAAGCATTTTTACGTGACACACATCGTTGCCACGCCCTTGCTTACGACTCACCATAGATTGCGGTAAGTCTGTGGTGCGCCCAGACAGAGGTATCATTATCTCGTACTTCTTATGCTGTGCATAAGTAGATCGAGCATGCCTCTTATCATAGGTGCTAGGGATATACACTTTCATATCTCTACCTCCTTTCTCCGGCTTAG